CACACCGACGGGCTCACCGTCGCTCGCGTCGTCGCGACTGGCACCGGCGCTCTCCCTGCTGTCCTTGCTGTCCTCTGAGGTGACCAATGACCGTCCGCATCGCTAACACCGTCCGCAACACTCGAGTCGACGCAATCCGCGCGGCGATCGACGCTGGCGCGGGTGCGGGTCTTCTGCGTATCTACTCGGGCACCAAGCCGGCGAAGGGCGGCACGCCAGCGGGCACCCTGCTCGCTGAGCTCACGTGCGCCGACCCCTGCGGCTCGTCGTCGGGTGGCGTGCTGACGTTCACGACGCCGTTCAGCGACACATCGGCGAACGCCACGGGCACGGCGGCGTTTTTCTATCTCGTCGATTCGACGGGCACCTTCGTCTGCGACGGCGACTGTGGCACCTCGGGCAGCGACCTCAACCTGACGACGCTGTCGATCGTCTCGGGACAGCCAGTGCAGGTCACGTCACTCACAATCACCGACGGGAACAACTGATGCCTGACAATGTCGGCTACACACCGGGATCGGGCGCCACGATTGCCGCCGACGACGTCGGTGGCGCGCTGTACCAGCGCGTCAAGCTCGCGACGGGCGCCGATGGGGTCATCGAGGGCGACGTCTCGCCCGCGAATCCTATGCCGATTCAGGAAGTCAGCGGGGCCATGTCGTGGCTCCGCCGAATCTTCGATCGGCTCTCGTCGCCGCCTGCCTACGACAGCTCACTCGATCGCTCGCGCGGTACGGTCGTTCTCGAGAGCGGCACCGTGACGACAGTGAGCACTGTGACAACAGTGAGCACCGTGACGGCGGTTGGCGGTCTCACCAATATCGACGGTCGCAACGGCGCGATGCTGATCGACCAGACCAATTTGTCATCATGGTACGACACCACTCGACGCCTGATTACCTGAGGTAACGACATGGCCAATACGTTCAAGAAAGTGATCGATCGCATGATGTGGGCGCAGATTGCACCCGCACCAAACGCGCACGCCGCAGGCTCGTCGATGGCTTGGGACATGCGCAACGACGCCAGCCGAAATCCGTTCGTTTACAATCTCATCTCGACGACGGTGCTGAACCGGCTCAATATCGTCACCAAAGCGTGGCAACTTGCTGTCTCTCCCAGCGTCTCGGCCGTCGCTGCGTCGTCGACGTCGTGCTTTGTTCCGTCGTTCGGCGCAGTCGGTACAATTGCAGCAGGCGCCACGACGACGAGCGTTGTTCTCTCGACGGCACTGTTGACGGCGCCCGGTCTGAATATGTTGGCCAACCGCGGTGGGTCCGGCGAACTCGGATTCAAGATCCGAATCATCGACACGGTAGCGGGCAAGACCGAGGAACGATGGATCGTCGCCAACACGGCGTCGACGACGCCGACGATCAACGTCGATGCAGCCTTCACCTTCACTCCGTCAACGGGTGCACGCTACGAGATCCTCGGTGGCCGTGTGTTCATGCTCGGGTCCGGCGCCATCGCAACTACGTCGTGGCGTATCTTCGAGGTGATGACGAACTCGTTGACGAACGGCGGCAACACCAACTTGCCGACGATCGCGACTGATTCAGCGCTCCTCGTCATGGACGAGCAATACGTTCCCTACGACCACAAACCCGGCGAGGGCATGGTCAAGGGCGCCACGGTCTACGACGCATCGCCAGCGGGCCAAGGGCTCGTCGCGTTACTCGCCACGGCCTCGGCAGCGTCGACAATTACCGGCCAAGCTACGGGCGGTGACGCCGTCGTCGTGGCCAACGAATATCGCAACTTTCAGATTCGAATCGTCGCCGACCCAACGACGCCGGGGTCAGTCGGACAACGCCGCGTCATTGCCAGCCACACGGCAGGACCGTCGGCGGTATATACGCTCGGCGCTGCTTGGACGACACAGCCGTCATCGGCGGCGCGTTTCGTCATCGAGCAACCAAACCAGATCGTGTTGCGCACGGCGGGCAACACGACGACCTACGTCTACAACTACACAGACTCAACACAGAACAACGGCACGAACTCAATCGCGGCCAATGCGTGGTCCACAACGTACTTTGCCGTCGGTCCAGCGGTCAATGCGATCGGGTGCATGTGGATGCCTAGTTTCGGTATCCAGCCCGACGTTGCGCGCAACGCTCGCCACAGCCACAATTTTTTCTGGCGCGGCAACGCGACGACGATCGACCTCCTCGACATCGCAGGGAGCACGACAGGCACATGGACCGGCGGCGTTACCTACGACGGCGTCTCACTTGCGCCTGCTGCTGGCTCGACGTCGTGCTACGCCCCTTACGACCAAGAGGGGCGCTACAGCTACGTCAACATTTACGTCGCCAGCGCCATCAATCAAATCTTCCGATTTGACGCCAAAAACCGTGTCCTTTCGCCGTACACGCCGACCGGGTTCATTCAGGCCGGTACTGCAACACAGGGCGGTCGGATGGCCGCATACTGCGCAATCGACGGCACCGACAAATACAGCACGATCCTGCTGCAATCGCACTTGTCCACAATTTCTCAAGAACTCATCCCTCTCGTGTGAGGTCTCCATGTCGATCCAAGAATTAATTGAGATTGTGAGACGCAAGCTCACGTCGCTGAGCGGGGCACGCTCGCACGCGTACCTCGTCGGCGACGTTGAAGCTGTCGTCGACCTCGACGAAAAGATTGAGACGACGCAAGCGTCATTGGACCAACTGCTGACGCTGGTGTGACGAAGTGCTGCTGACGCTGCTCTCTGGCGTTAGCTTTGCGGGCGTGGGTGCCTCGGGCACCATCACGCTCGACAGCGTCGTCGTTGCTGGCGACGGCACACAGACGCATGTCGCGACGGGTGGAATCACCCTCGACGACGTCACGGTAGCAGGCTCGGGCACCGTCGGTTCGTCGACTGTCGACGGAACCGGCGCCATCACTCTCGACGGCGTCATCTTCGCCGGTGCAGGCTCGCCAGTCGTCGACAGTACGGGCGCGGTCACTCTCGACGACGTCACCGTTGCTGGAGCAGGAACACAGGCCCACGTCGCCGCGGGTGGGATCACGCTCGACAGCGTGGCGTTCGTCGGCGCGGGCACCGTACCTGCCACGACGGGCACCGGCGCAATCACTCTCGACGACGTCACAATCTGGGCAACGAACAAGGCACCGGCGCTTATCGGCACCGTGCCTGCTACGCTCTCGGCGACGGGCACCGTGCCTGCTACTCTGCCGATCGTCGGTACCGTGCCGGACAGTCTCTCTCTCCTCGGGCAGGTGCACCCATGACGGCGCTCTCAATCAAGCAAGGCCACACCCAGACCGTGACGCTCCAGGTTCGCTCAAGCGGCGGCGCGCCATTCAATCTGACCGGATATGCGGTCTCTCTCGTCGTGCGTGCCCAAGGCCAATTGGTGAAGGCTGGTACGGTGGTCTCACCGGCGACGGGCGAGGCGACCTTCGCCTTCGCGGCGGCGGACTACTCGTCGGCGCTACAGCCGGGCCGGTGGCCCTATGAGGTTTGGGTCTCCGACGTCGACGAGAACCTGCCCGTCCTGTCAGGCACCCTCACGATTGTCGACGTCCCGCAACGTGTGTGATATCGAGGCCCCATGCCAACTTTGCTTATCTATCCAGGCACCAAAGGCACACCGGTCCCATTGCAGGACGTCCTTCGCGAGGCGCACGAGTCGTCTCGAGCATTGCGCCTGGCGCAAATCGAGGGCCGCAAGAAACGCCGCGTGCCGCTCGACGACCACACCGACTGGACGCAGGTTGCCGACAGCGTCAAGCGCCTATCTGAGGCCGCTACAGCTCGCGAGAGTCCGATCGTGGCCAAAGAGGCGCGCCTGCTGGCGGAGCTCACCGAGGGCAACGCGCTCGAGGAGATCGAGCCCTACGAGCCGGCGCCTGAGCTCGACGGCATCGTGGTGACGATGCAGGTCGTCTCCGACGCCGACCGCCGCAATTGGAGCGCGGAGACCTCGGCCGCTTGGGGACGCGTCAAAGAGGCGCGGATGGCTGGCGACATGGTCGCGATGGCAGCGGCGACCAATGCCTTGGATGCCCTCGCGGCGAAGGTGGCTGCAGCGGTCGTCGTCGAGATCCAGGGCATCGAAGGGCTCAAGGCCACGGTGGCCGAGTCGATGCCGGGGCTCGTGTTGGCGGGCCTGCTGACGCCGCTCTACTCGGCCGCGAGGCACTTCCTCGAGCTGCCGCCGGGAAAAGCCGTGCGCTGTGGGCTGCCTCCGCTGTCGACCTGACCCGGTACGACTGCGACGACTGTCCTGCAGCGCGACGCGAGCAACAGGGCTGCTTGCGCGATGGTCCCGTGCTTTTCTTTGCGGGCACTGAGTACGCCACACGGCGTTGCCCACGTCGACACTTGCGTGACCATCCAGACGTGAGCGGAGCGCTGGCGCTCTGGCGCTCGTGTGAGGGCAAGCCGGGGGTCGAGGCGTTGCGTGTCCTGTCGACGCATGCCGCCGACGCTTTGGCCGTTATCGATTCTGGCCGAGCT